AAAGCCCCCGCCGGACCGGAAGGGTAGCTTGCCACGCCGGATCCGATTGCGAATGGATTACCTGAAAGTGCAATGTTGTTGCTTCCGGTGCTGTAGCCGGTAATGGTGTACCCACCTTTGGCCATATTGGCGTTGGATACAATGCGATTATTAACATATCCCGAATATGCGCTCGTCACTGGGGGACTTATGATTGTTAACGTAGAGGACCCACCGCTTGTAGTGCAAGAGAACGTTCCCAAACCCGCCTTCTTAAAAGCGTAGTAACCAAAATATACATAGTAGGAAGGTCTGCCTCCTCCGCTGACAAATGAATTGTTTTGAAAAACCAATCCGCCCGTGAACCCAGTGTCGTAACCCCCCAGTCCGCCCGGATTGAGATAGTATCCGATTACTTTGTCATTAGATGAAGTCGTTGTGATTCTGTTATTGCTTAAGAAACACGTTCCAGCCGATCCCCAGATATAGAAAGGATACACAGTATGACCACTCGATGTCACTGAACTATTTATGGAAGTCAAGCAGTTCTCAACGATCCAGCTGGTTCCTGATATTTGAACGGCGGCGATGGGTAAGACGAAGTTCATGTTGCTGATGCGGATGTTGGAATTTCCATCCGGAAGTATATCTGTCATGGTTGCTGCACCGATACAACAGGCATCGAAGTTACCGACACCCGAATTATAGTTATTAGTGACATTAAAGTCGTGCAAGTACACGTTGTTGGCGGCAATGCGTAGGACGGGGTTAGCGCTGTCTCTTTGAACGATGATCGAGGTCGGATTGCCGTATATTTCCAGCGACTTATTAATCACTACGTTCGAAGTCAATATAATTGACGCGGTAATGGCGATTCGGTCTCCGGCTGCAGAGGCTGCGATGGCGTTAATCAGCTCCGTCGCGGTGGCGACCGATCGAGTCGTGCCCGAGAAGGTTGGAACGGCCGGAATCGCCGGGATCGCAATCGGACTTGGGCAAGACATGCGTAGCGAAGCGGCAATCTTGGTTTACTAATCATATCAAAACTTACGATTCATCATCTGACCAATATTTTCCGCCGTAGTCGACGAGCAGCTCCTGACCGGCGGCGATGTTGCGTATGACGCGCACCGTTCCGCTGGCGGTGAACACGCAATTGTTTTCGTTTCGATCTGCGTCGCCGTGATTGATGTACCGTGCCCAGGTCATGGCGTTGCAGCGCGCTCCGTCGATGAACCACCCGGAGTTGCCGTCCAGGCTGTAGGCGTAGTCGGCGTCCCGTTCTGGCGCCTTTACGATGCGTCCTCCGTAGCGCCCTAGCAGTTTGTTGCGCGGAATGTCTCTGAGTGCAAAGAGCCCAAGTCCGTGCACGCTGGATGGTTTGACACGCACGACGCCCTCGAGTTGCAAGGGCAGGGGGACTTCGACGGCTTCTTGTCCCGCCCTGCCTTGTCGCAATGAAGCAGCTTCGACCGTAAGTCTGCAGTCTTCGTCTGCACGGGCGCCGGTAGTCGACATTTCGTTATTCGCTGCACTTTTGAATTAAAGAGACTGAGACCCCAAGCGGCGGCGTCGTGTGCGTGTGTTTGCGCGCGCGTTTCGTGTGTGCGTAAATACAAACTATGGCGGCTTTTGGGTCTGGCGATGCGGACGAGACGGGTATGGATGGCGCCGCCGTGCGTCGCGCGTACGAGAAGGCGCTGCGCAACTATCTGAGTACGCCGGCGTCGGCGTCGGCGTCGGCGTCGGCGTCGGTGCGCGGCGGAACGGCGGCGTTGGTTCGTCCGCGCGATTTGCCATCCACCATGCCGCACGTGTTGGGGGGCGGTCGATATGCGATCACGGAGCGAATCGGTTCGGGGGCGTACGGCACGGTGTACGGCGGCGTGTCGTTGGTGACGCAGCGCCCGGTGGCGATCAAAGTGGAGTCCACGCGCGAGCGGCACCCGCAGCTCATGATCGAGACAGAGACGCTCATGTGGCTGGAGGACCACGCCTGTTCCGACATTGTGCCGCACGTCAGTTTTAAGGATCGCACGGAGAACGGAAAGTGGATTTACACCGTGATGGATCGACTGGGCGACAATTTGCTGACGTTGTTGTCGCGCCGGCGCGGGCGCTTTTCGGACGGCACCGTGCTCAAAGTGGCGCACCAGATGATTTGCATATTTGAGAAGCTGCACGGCGCCTTCATTATGCACCGCGACGTAAAGCCCGAAAACTTTTGTTTGAAGCGCGAGGATCCCCGCAAGCTGTGCGCCATCGACTTTGGCATGTCGAAGGCGTACGCGGACCCGGAGTCGCGCCGTCACATTCCATCCGAAACGCGCCACGCATTCATGGGCACGGCGCGCTACGTGTCGATTCACGATCACGAAGGTCAGCAGATGAGCCGGCGCGATGACATCATCAGCGTGGGTTACGTGTGCGCATATTTGTCAGCGGGCACGCTTCCGTGGCGGCGGTGCGAGGAGCGTTTGAACACGCGGGAGGGGCAGGACGATCCCATGGCGGTGTACGACGAAATCTGCCGCCTGAAACGACAATACGTGCGCAACAATCGCCTGGCGACGGAGCTGGGCGTTCCGAACGCCGTGGTCAGCATCATTGAGCACGGCTACGGACTTTCCTTCGAGGAGCGCCCGAATTACGCGCGCATGAAGGATTGGCTGCTTACAGAACTGCAAGAGCACGGAGGGCTTGAGTCCGAGTACGATTGGGAGAGTCTCGAAGCACCGATGCCAGCGACGCGTCGTCGCTTCTGAGGGTTGATTTCCGATCCTGCAGAACGGAGGCGAGTACGAACATGGCGAGAAGCGACGCGCAAATCGCCAGCACGCAGAACCAGCTGTACGACGTGAGGCCGTTCATGTCGAAATCTCAAATATTTGGCAGCGGGCGTGTTCCTTTGATCCTGCATGTGCATCTGCGTCGCGACGTGTGAGTTTTGTGTGTGTGGGTGTGCGCGAATGTGGGGGGTGAGGGGAGTTTGTCTGCAATATTAAAAGAGTGAAACAACTTTACGTCGAAGATCGATGCCTCGTCGTAAGACTTATTCTGTGATGCGTTTGCAGATGGATGCTGCTTCGGATGCGGGTGTGCAGGAGGCGGTGTTGCCGGCGACGGAGGTGGAGGAGGTGTCGGAGTCGTTGGGTGCGGCTTCGGGGGGTGTTGATTCTTCGGAGGGCGGGGAGGGGGAGGCGGCTGCGGCTGCGGTTTCTGTGACGGTGGTGCCGCCGTCGTCGAATCTTCGCACGAAGAAGTCGGTGGTGACGCGCGTTGTGGAGGAGGAGGAGGAGGAGGAGCAGCAGAAGCCTCGCAAGTCGTCCTTGAAGGTGTTGTCGTCTGCCAACAAGAAGCAGACGACTCGTTCTCGTCGCGTGCAGGAGGAGTCGGAAGAGGAGGAGGAGTCGGAAGAGGAGGAGGAGTCGGAAGAGGAGGAGGAGGAGGAAGATGAGGATGAGGATGAGGATTTTGACGAGGACGAGGACGAGGATGAGGATTCGGACGATGATTCTGACGAGGATGAGGATTCGGAAGATGAGGAGGCTTCGGAGTACGTTGCTGAGTTGGAGGAGCGCGTGGAGTCTTTGGAGGAGGAGTTGGCGCGCGCCAAGAAGGAGCACAAGCGTCTTCAGAAGCAGCGCAACGAGTACGTGGTGTCGGTGCTTTCGACGCTCGCTCGTCAGTTTTTGTTGCCGGTGGATCGTTCGTTGACGGATGCGAGTGCTCGCGAGCTTCGTTTGGCGACGGATGCATTGATTGAGCAGCATGGCGGTACTGCGTTGTTTGGTCGTTTGCGCACGGTGTCGCGTCGTTCGAATGGTGTGTCTCGCGTGGTGTTTGAGAATCCTCCGGAGCCGGAGCCGAAGCGTGTCGGCAAGGGTCGCAAAGAGAATGTCGCGACGGTGACGCGCCGCACGACGACGTCGGATTCTTCCGTGACGGTGACGGCGCCGCACAAGTCTCACAAGTTGGCGATGTTTTTGGCGAGCGAGGCGCGATCGCGGCAGAACCGCAATCTGTGAGTATTATCGACCGCAAAGACGTGAATGGATTGATATGCGTCGCTCGAAGAGAGAGAGAGAACCAAATCTTTGTCACGGTCGTTTTGTTGCGCGCTTCACAGCATCTTGACCTTTTGTAGTTGCGAAACTTGTGCCCGTTGTGCGGCGTAGCGCATTTGGTCGATGGCGGCGGCATCTTGTGCTCGTCTGCGGATGGGGTCGTCGTTGGGTAGTTGTTTCCAAAGGGTCGCGCAGGCTCCGCAGAAGTTGCGTTCTGGGGTCACGCCTCGACGTTTCAGTTCTGCGCTTCGAAGTCGGCAGAAGACCAGGAACGCGTTGACGGGTCTCCGAACGCGCGTGTGTTGCGTCGTGCGCGACCGTTTGAGCGCGCGTCGGTCCGGTCGTTCGTCTTGGTAGTCTTCGTCGTCGTCGATCGTGTCGGTTCTCTCCATGTCGGGGGTTCCGATAGGTTGTTCGTCGACGTCTTCGTGTGCCTTCTGTTCCTCTGGTTCGGGGGCGTTCGTCGTCGCAACTTCTGGTGATGATGATGATGATGATTCCGATTCAAGCTTCCAGCAGTCGGCGTGTCGCGTGCGTACGGCGGCGCGCAAGTTGTTGCCGAGATCGAGAACGTGCAGGTCGTCGACGTTCAGGTGCGGCTCGTGTGCGTCAAAGAGCCACAGCATGGAGGATCCGGGTCTGCGTGGCGTCGCGCGCGTGAGGAGATCGATGATGGTCCAGGTGTTTTCGTCGGGTTCCTGTTCCCCCATCCATCCGGCAAACTGGAACCAGCCGATGTGCATTTCGATCTGGTGCAGAGCTTGTTCGATGGAGTCCGCCGTGAGCGGAGGGCACGAGAAGCGTCTTCGCGACTTGACCGACATGCGCACGGTCAATCTGCTGGGGGTCTCGCGTGTGAATTTGTACGGAACATTCTTTGCGCGTGATGAAACGTGCGTGTTTTCGTCGATTTTCGTTCTTGATGCCCCGCACGTCGCTTTGGAGTAGCTCGTACGTTTCATCTTAGCTACGCGTGTCGGTCCTCAAAACGTCCGCTCCAATACGACGCACGTCGCTTTGGAGTAGCTCGGAGCGTCGATATTTCCACGACGTTTCATCGGACCTTTCGGTCCTCAAAACGTCCGCTCCAATACGACGCACTTCTATCGTTGCGTTCTAAGGTCGATGACGTCGTCTTCGGTTCTTTCGAATCCGTCTCTTCGCACGGCGTTGCCCCATTGTGCGACTTTGTGATGGAACACGGGGTCTGATTCTTCGGCATGGTACAGTACGAGTTTGGTGGGGCTGCATTTGACGGGGCAGGGTCGTTGCACGCGTCCGAAGAGTTGTTTCAGGTTGCCGCGCGGTGGCAGCGTCATGATGAGTGTGTCTCGTTTTGGGTCGTCGAAACCTTCGGCGCACTGTTGGCTGGTGCTGAGAAGTATGTTGCAGTCGAGCAGCGGCTTCCACCGTTCGGAGGGCATGCCGCCGACGCAGAACCCGATCTTCATGACGGGGTGCGAAAGGCTCAGGATGTGTTCCGTGACGTTGAGAGGCAATTTCCGTTTGATGCGCAGCACTTTGTGTGCGTACAGTCGTGCGTTCATGTCGTTTTCGGAGTTGCGATGCAGTCCGCACGCGCCGTGCATCACTTCTCGGTGCGTGAGTGTGTTGGTTTCGGTTCGAAGGGTCGGTGGGTATTGGACGTACATGTGATGCGCGAGTCTTTGTCCGGCGCCGGTGATGCGTTGTTCGTCATCTTCATCGTCATCGTCGTCGTCGTCATCATCTTTCTTGTTGTTGTTGGTGGTTTCGGAGCGCGGTCTTTTTTCGGCGTGTGTTGTCGTTTGTTGTGTGACGATGGCGACGGAGTCCCAGTCTCGGATGGCGACGAGTAGGTTGTCGGCTTCGGGTACGATTGCGAGGCAGATGTCTCCTGAGATGGCGTGGTGCACGCTCATGACGTGTACGTGAAGTTCCTGAAATCGTCGCAGGTTTTCGCGCACACCCGGGGCAGCGACGCGCGCCTCGAACGTGCGTACGAGTGTCGCTGCGTCCTGCAGCGGCGGCACAAGTGACGCGCGTTCGTCCACATGCAGTACAAGGTTCGCGCGTTGGTTGACGGGTCGTCGCTTGCAGAGTAATCCTCTTCCGACCCATGCGATGTAGCCTTGTCGCGCCGCTTCGGATCTCATCCACCTCGCCATGTTCATGAGTTGGTTTCTTCGCGTGGACATGATGAGTAGGTGTCGTTGTGCGTTGGTGTGTTTTCTGAGTATGTCGACGGCGACGGCGCGCGCGTACGATTCGTTGTTGCCGAGAACGGAGAGCAGTCTCGCGACCATGCCGTCTCCGATGCGTTCGGCGGCGGCGAAGGCTTCTGCTCCCTTGCTGGCGCGCAGGTAGGCGGGCCAGGATGCGATGGCGTGCGTTGGCAGTTGTATGCGCGCGAGCGTGGCGACGGTGTGTTCTCGGTGTTCTGATTCGAGCGCCGTGAAGCACGGATACCCGACGAGCCAGTACACGAGTTTTTCCAGTCCGTCTGATCGTTTTGGAGTGGCGGTGAGTCCGAGTACGGAGGCGGCGGGGAAGTGTCGGAGTGCGCGCGAAAACATGCGGGCGGCGATGTGGTGCGTCTCGTCCACGACCACGAGTCCGAATCTTTGCGGCACGAGTCCGATGTCTCGCAGGCTTTGTTGTCGCATGGCGGTTTGCACGATGACGATGCTGACGTCTGCGCGTTCCGACAGCGCGATTGCGTCGTCTCCGTGCACGTAAACGCACGCGTTGGGGGCAAAGAAGTTGATGCGATCGCGCCACTGTTCCGCCAGTTGTTTGGTGTGCACCAGGATGGCGGTTTTTCTTCTCAGTCGTGCGATGACGGCGACGGCGCAGACCGTTTTGCCGAATCCGCATCGCATGACGGCGCACCCCATGCGTGTTTTGGATTTGGTGAGTGCGAGGCAGATGGCGTTGACGGCTGCGACTTGCGGGACGGGGGTGGTCATGAGTGTTCCGGTGAATTCGACGTGTTCATCGATGGGTTCTCCTTCGGATCGGGCGTCTTGCGCTGGCGGACCGAAGAGCGCGAGTCCGACGGCGCGCGGGAAGTGCACGAATCTCGTTCCGTTTTCGTGTTCGTAGGGTGTCGCGACGCAGAAGTCGTCTTCGTGCGTCGTTGTTTTTTTGCTGCCGGGCACTTTGGGGTGCATCCAAAGCGCCTGCGCCCAGGGTTCGCGCTCCCACCCCGCGCCTCCGAGCGCCAGCTCTGGGACCGCGTACGTGGATCCGAGCACGGCGCCGCACGCGAAGCCGACAACTCGCGGATGGCGCGGCAACGCGGGCGACCTCTCCATGCCGACGCGCGCGAGCGACGCCTGCGACACCGTTTTGCAGCCGCTTCGAAGCGCGCTCGCCACCTCCGACACGTCGCTCATGCTTCACAACGTCGAAATCGTGCCCTTTTGGTTTGACGCGTAACTTTCTTAGCTACATTTAGAATCTGCGAAATCTTTACCGGCAAATCATGAAGCGGAACGTTGCAGGAACGTTCGCGCAAAAAGGTATCAAAATTAGCCACTGTGGGAACGCGCCATGGAGTCGTCGATTGCCTCTGATTGTGATTCTTGCATGGCGGGGCACGTCGCTGTTGCGCTGCGCGAGCTCAGTACGTCGGCCTCCACTCGAGGTTTTCTCGGCCCTGACGGACCTCAAACCTCTCACGCGCAGCGCGACTCGACGCAAGCGGGATCTTCTGAGGCGGTGAGTGGTCAGCTGCGTTTGTCGTCTCGGTCGTCTGGCGGGCGTGTGCGGTCGGCGTGGCGGCCGCCGGCGCGTGTTTGGTTGCGGTATGCGACGGCGTACCAGTCGGGGTTGTCTGGGCTTTCGGATGCGCGCACGGAGGATGCAGCGAAGGCGGCGTTGTCGGCGGGCGTGTCGGAGATGGGTGGCGACATGCGCGGATTGTTACGGGTATGGGGCAAGTTTTTACGGGTATGGGGCAAGTTTTCGAATGCGCTTTCAATATGGCGCGGTCCGAAGGAGGGCACGGATCCATTTAGGGGTGGCGACTGGGGTTACGGCGTTTGGGGCGTGGACGAGGCTGGGCTGCCGACGCGCCTGTTCTTGGACAGACGATACAGGCAAGGTCTGCTGTCATTGCAAATTTGTCGATTGACCAGTTTGTCGCACCTCAGCTTGCGAGAACGCCGGATTACAGCACTGCCTGACGCCATCGGTCGCTTGAAACGTCTGACGTACCTAAATCTGCAAGGCAACTATCTCACGTCTCTGCCAGACACAATCGGTCGCCTGACAAGCCTAACGCACCTTGACATTCATACCAACAAGCTTACGTCTCTTCCTGACACCATCGGCTGCTTGACAAGCCTAAATTACCTGGATGTTCAAGCCAACAATCTTACGTCTCTACCTGACAACATCGGCTGCTTGAATAATCTGACGCACCTGAACCTTTACAGAAATCATCTGTCCACTTTGAGCGACGCACTCGGCCGTCTATCAAGCCTGATGCATCTCAACATCAGCGGCAACTTGCTCACGGCATTGCCTGACTCAATTAGCCAACTTACCAACACGACTAGCCTTCTACTCAGCAGGAATCAGCTCACGACCCTGCCCGACACAATTAGCAGCTTGACAAGCTTGACGTACCTTGACTTGAGCACCAACCGACTGACAATACTTCCCGACGCCATCGGCGGCATGACGAGCTTGTCGAGCTTCAACGTGAGCGTCAACTTGCTCACGGCATTGTCTGACTCTTTAAGCCACCTGACGAGCCTGACAAGCCTCAACGTGAGCGGAAACTTGCTCACGACATTGCCTGACTCTCTAAGCCGCCTAACGAGCCTGACGAGCCTCCACATGAGCGGGAACCAGATCGCGACATTGCCTGACACAGTTAGCAGCCTGACGAGTCTTACGTACTTTGACTTGAGCGGTAACCAGCTCACGATTTTGCCTGACGTAATTAGCAGCTTGACGAGTCTGAATCATTTCGACCTAAGTTGCAACCAGCTCACAACTTTGCAGAAAAACATTTGCGGCCTAAAGAGCCTAAAGTACCTTGACCTGCACGGAAATTGCTTGAGCGATGACGAGAAGTATCGAATCGCCACGCTCCGCAAGCATTACATTGTCAGACTCGTCTAGTCGGAATGACCTTCCAAAGTAAACACAACGTCGTCGACGTCTCCGTCATCCTGTTCCGACATGTTTCCAGCGGTGCTTCGCGTGGTTTTAGCTCAGCCTCGTGTCCAGCAAAAGGGATATCCTCGCATTTCCGCCACGCGCGTGCAGAGTAAGTTGGAAGGGTGAGTGTTTGCGTGTGTTCGTGTGCGTGTGTGCGTGTTTGTAAGTAAATCATAAAGAAGCGCGCGATGTCGGCATCAAGCGAGTGTGTAGCACCTGAGGTTTCGCTGTCTTCGGCGTCTGTGTTGTCGTCGTTGCCGTCGGTGAGTGTGATTCGCAATCCGGCGTGCACTCGGTTTACGGTGACGGATTTTTTGGATCCGAAGCAGCGTTTCTTGGTGTACAATGTGGCTCACTACGGCGGCAGTCCTCGAGTTCCTCGCGACGTTCCGGACGTGCATCCTTCGGTTCGTTTCTTGGGTGCGTATGCATCTCGCGACACGGTGGTTTCAAAGGCGCGCGTGATTATGGAGTCGACGGACGGCTTTGCGTTGCGCGTGACTCCGACGTTTCAGTTTGACGTGTTGAGTTCCGACCAGTCGTTGACTTCATCGGACCGTCGCGCGCGTGTTGTGCGCGTGTTGCGTCGTTTGCGCGATAAGAAGGAGGCGGATGCGTTGGAGATGCAGGAGCGGGCGACGCGTGCGCACATGGATCGTGTTGCGTCATCGTCGAGCGTTTCGTTGTCGCGCGCGGCGGGCGTGGAGGGTGGTCGTGCTCAGAAGTTGACGGTGCATTTGCAAGAGTACAATTGGGAGTTGTTGGATGCGTTGCTTCCGTCGGAGGGTTCGGAGGTGATGATGTCGGGTTCGGAGAGTGCGGCGGCGTCGGCGGGTGACAATTCTTCTGAGGCTGCGGGTGCGGGTTCAGGTGAAGGTGAAGGTGAAGGTGCGAGTGCGGATGCGGGTGTGTCTGGAGTTTTGTCGCTGGACGACGTCGAAGTGCCGATGTCGGTGCGTCGCGGCGGTCAAACGCACATTGTGTTGTCGTTGCTGGAGGATGACGAGCACCCGGAGGAGCCGGTGTTTATTGCGTTCAAGGCTGGCGACAACGAGGACCGTATTGAGCGTTGGATGAAGGATTTGGGTGAGTTGTTTGCGCCCTTGAATGTGTACAGCGTGCCGCTTTACGAGTTTGGACCTTTGAGTGGTTTTGAGGAATCTCTCACGTTGAGTGACAAGGAGTACGAGCGCGGCATGAATGTTCACCGTCCGGGCATGATTGCAGCGAACGAGGAGGAGCTTCGTGATCGCATTCGTCGCGAGTTTCGTTTGGATCCGGACGGCGACAACGCCATTTGGATTCGCCCCGGTGAGGAGGTGCGTTCGACGGCTCGTCGAGTGTTTGAGATGCGTTCCGTGACGGTCAAGACGTTGGACGAGCGCGGCAACGTGACGAAGGTGGAGGAGTTGCCTTCGACGTCGTGGCGTTATTTGGATGAGGCGGAGTTGCGCAATTTGCCTCGCAACGTGCAGGATGTGCGCGACATGTCGGAGGGCAAGTTGAGTTCTCTGACGGAGGCGATGACGCAGCGTTCGCATGCGGCGGCGACGTCGCTGCTGGCGGGTCGCGACACGACGGAGTCTTCGTGAGCGTGCGTGCGTGCGTGCGTGCGTGCGTGCGTGTGTGCAGTCGTCCTCAAAACGTATTTCAGGAGGATTTTTGAGTTTCACCTACACAAAGTCGGATGCTGTGACTTCTTCGTATGTGTGTTTGTTGGTTTGTTGTGATATTTCTCGTTCTTCGATGCATTGTAGAAGTGTTTGTGTGGTGTCGCTGTCGCAGATGAGTTTGATGGCGACGAGGTAGCTGGATGGCGAGGAGGTGTCGTCGGAAGGGAGAGGTTTTGCGCACGTTCTCCAGGCGTCGTCGTCGTCTTCGGATCTCCAGGTGGAGAGAATGCGCATGGCGCTGTGTACGGATTCAGGTTGTCTGGTCACGTCGACGACGAGTAGTTGCACGCTGCTTTGTGGGTGGTCGGCAGCGGCTGCAGCGGCGGCGGGCGCTTCGTTGTGTGGATTTGGCGTGAAAGTTGCGTACGGTCCGGCGGCGGGCGCCCCGTTCAGTCGTCTCCACAGCGCTCGCATGGATTGGAAGATGGCGAAGGCGCTGACGGTGCGGAAGCGGTGCATTATGCAGTAGCAGAAGTTGCATTTGGTGCCGCGCACTCGTTCTGCGAGCGACGCGATGTGTGCGTCGCGCGTGTTTGCGCAGATGGTGAGGAAGAAGTCGAGGAAGGCTGCGAAGGTGGGGTTTCCGGAGGCCAGGAAGATGGACATGGATTGTTGTGCTTCGACGAAGACGGGGTCGTGTGTGGTGAGAAGGCAGACGATGTCGATGTTGTGTGTGAGAAGCATGTCGATGGCGGCTTGTTGGGTGGCGTTGGCGTGCAGGAGTTGGGGGTTTCGTTGGTTGAGTGTTTTCAGTGCGAAGGCGGTGGTCTCCGCGTAGGATGTGTGTTGTTGCGTCGATTCGCGCTGCGCGTGAGAGGTTTGAGGTCCGCTAGGACCGTAAAAACCTCGATTGGAACTCGCCGTACTGAGCTCGCGCAGCGCCACAGTGACGTGGTTTTGTGGAGTCGCTGCGTGTCGGTTGGCGAGTATGACGGCTTCGTGTACGGCGTGGTACACGTCGGCGACGGCGGCTGCGGGCGGCAGTGCGGGTCCGTAGGAGTGCGTGTTTCGATTTCTTCTCATGTTTTGACTACTTACAGGTCGAGCATGGCGTTAACGAGTGCGGGTTGCGTGAAGGTCAGTTGCGGCACCTGTGTGTATCCTGAGTTTTTGAGTGCCGTGCGCATGGTTTTTACAACATCGGTCCATTTGTAGGCGGCGGTGTTGCTTTGTGCGGCGGTTTCGAGAACGGTTTGGAGGAAGGAGCTCATGGCTCCCTGCGACATGCCTTCGAGGTAGGTGTCCATGCTGTACTGAATGTCTCGGCATCCGCTGATCATGAGTACGTTGCAGTTGGAGGATGCGAGGGCGGTGCGTCCGTCTCGTTGCACGGATCCGCTGTCGGCGTACAGGTAGGGCAGGTCGATGACGGTGCCGGAGTGGCAGCTGTCCATGAAGATGCGCAGTCGCACGCCGGTTTTGGCGGCGTTGTCGATGAGCGGTCGAAGCGTGTCGTCGAGCAGTGCGCGTGCGTCGGTTCCGAGGATGGCTTCGTCGCGTCCGTCGGCTTCGTCGCGCGAGGTGTCGACGTAGCGCAGTCCGTGTCCGCTGAACTGGAAGACGGCGAGGTCTCCGGCTTTGAGTCCCTGCGTCAGGTTGGTGAGTTCGCGCAGAATGTTGCTGGTGGTGGGTTGCAGCAGCGGATCGGTCGTGACGTTGAAGTCATCGGTCATGAGTTTGATGTTTTCGGCGCCGAACCCAAAGTAGCGCGTCAGCGTGTTCTTCATGTTCAGCGCGTCGTTGACGCACCCGTAAAGTTGCATTTCTGGCGACGCGTTGTAGTTGCAGCCGACGAGCACCGCTCTCTTTTGCACGGTGCTTGCGCTTGCGCTCGCGCTCGCGCTCGCGCTTGCTTTCGTGGGTTTCGCATTGAAGCGCGTGTATCCGAGCGTGACGCGCGGCTTGGGGTTCAGTGCCACGACCACCTGCGGAGTGACGGTGCGCGTTGCGACGGCGCCGGGCGACCGCGATCTGGAGCGCGCTCGCATCGCGACCATGTCTGCTTCGCGTCGCGTCGTCGTGGGCGAGCGCGATCTGGAGCGCGCCTGCATGACAACCATGTCTGCTTCGCGTCGCGGCGACCTGGATCGCGCTCGCACGGATGCTGCGTCGTTGCGTCGTATTGTAGCGGACGTTTCGAGGACCGAAAGGTCCGATGAAACGTCGTGGAAATCGCGACGCTCCGAGCTACTCCCAAGCGACGTGCGGCTGGGTTGTGCGATGTCTCTGGTTTCGTTCATTTTGCGTTGCATGCGCATCATCATGAGTCGATCGGATGACGTGATGGGTCGCGTCGGTCGTGCGGCGGTGGTTGCTTCGCGCGTGGGTGAGGACGGTCTTGACGGCGCTCTGGCTGCGGCCGCCATCATGCGCGCCTCGGCGGCGGCTCCGGACCTTTCGTGTCGGTATCGTTGCACCTCCACTCGCGCCGACATGGCGCCGCGCGTGGGGTGCGAAGTTGCAGGAGTTGCCATGCAAAGTGCGTTTTCCGGCGTTGTCTCCTTTTTTAACTGTGAGAGCATGACGTCATCTGGTTGGCGTTGTCAAGCTGTGTGTTTGAGTGCGGACGCGGGATGGGTGTTGGGGGGTTCGGAGGTTTCGGTGGTGTCGTCGTTGCCGTCTCGGTTGTTTTACGCGTCAGCTTCGTTTGATTTGGCGCTGGGTGCGGCGTCGTCGTCGTCGTCGTCGTCGTCGCGTCCCGCGTCGTGGTTGGCGTCGGTGGACAGTCCGCACTGCCTGTTGATGCGTCGATCGGCGGATCAGTCGTACACGGTGTACTGGAACTCTCTTGCTTTCGACGTCGCCCCGTTGGATGTGCTAAGCGCCGCTCTTTCGTTGCCGCGCGACGCTGGCGTGGCGTCGTTGTTGCAAAGTCCCTTCAGTGCGCACGACATGATGACGTGTCTGGGCCTTCCACGTCGCTTGACGAAGAGCCACACCTGCCTGCGTCGTCACATCTTTAAGGATGCGTCGCGCATGCGCCAGGTGGGTCGCGAGGAGCACGATGCGTTTCGCGACGCGTATCGTCCGAATGCGAGTTTGCAGTGCGACTTTGAGAGCGACGAGTGGTGGCAGAAGCGCGACGATTCGGAGCGCGCGCCGTTGTCTTCGACGGCTCCGAAGTTGCACATTTCGCAGTTGGCGATGGATATGCGTCGCACGGACATGCGCATCAGCAACGCGCGCGCAAAGTTGACGTCGACGCGTCGTGGCGGCGTCGCGGTGACTCGCAAGCGTCGCGCCCCGCGTTCGAAGTCGTCGTCGAGCGCTGCGGGCGTTGCTGTCGCGTCGCATGCGGATGTCGTTGAGCAGGGTGGTGAGGATGAGGAGGGGGAGGGTGATGGGGATGGTGAGGGTGAGGATTGGGAGGAGGGTGATAATGACGCGGATGAGTTGTGTGCTGACGAGTGCGATGTGGTGGCGATCGGTGACGCTGATTTGTGAGTGCACTGATGCGAAGCGTTGCGTGTGGAAAAACCGAGTTTAGAGTGCGTCGCTGTCGGATTCCTGATTGGCGATGACGATGACGCTGAGGTTGTCAAAGCTGCCGGTTTCGTACGCCAGAAGTAGCAGAATGGCGGCGACGTTGACGGTCATGGATCTTCGTTTCGCCTCTTGCAGGCAGGTGCGTACGATGACTCCGATTTGTTCGTTGTTGAGTGTTTCGTAAAGGCCGTCGCTTCCGATGACGATGGCGCATTCGTCGTGCATCGGCAGTACGGTGACTTTGTCGGGTTCGTGCGTCAGTCCAGCCGCTTCGAATTCAAAGTCTCCCATCGCTCGCGTGACGTTCAGGCTGCCGAAGAGTCGATCGTCTTTGAGCTCTCGCACGCGATTGACGCGCATCTTTTCGACGTCGTCGTTCGTGTTGTGATCGTTGGTGAGTTGTTGCACGGAGAGCGGGCACACTTGGACGGCTCTAGAGTCTCCGACGTTGGCGATGGTGAAGACAGTGTCGCCCGTGCGCCGCAGTTTGTTGCGCGTCACCAGCGTCAGTGTGCTGCCTGATCGAGCGGGGTATGATTGTTCGAGTTCGGTCAGTTCTTCGTGCATTTGTCGGAATGTGTTTCTAGCGTGTGCCTGCAGATCGGCGACGGAGTGTGCGACGTGCATGGGTTGCATTCGTTCGACGATGCGAATGACGCGCCGCATGGTTTCGGCGCCACCGTGTCCGTCCGCGACGGCGAGTACATTGTTGGAAATGAAGACTCCGTCCTCGTTGTACGGTCTGCGTCCGATGTCGGTGGCGCAGGACACGTCGCCGACGCCGCCCGTTCGCAGGAAGGGTCGTACGTGTGCCGGCGCGGCCCTCAGCGTGTCAAACTGCGCTTTGACCGTTTGGTGTAAATCCGCGAGGGAGAGCGTCGCCCAATGCGTTCTGGGCAGCGAGCTGAACATGTGTGTCGCGCGTTGCTGATTTCTGTTTGCTTGTAAGTGCCGTTTTGTTGGAGCTTTTTTTCTGTTTAGCGACGCAATCAGGTGCGGAATCGTCGTATTGGAGCGGACGTTTTGAGGACCGACACGCGTAGCTAAGATGAAACGTCGTGGAAATCGCGACGCTCCAATACGACGCAGCTCATTACGTCGTCGCGCTTCCTTTTTCAGGTGTTTGTGTGTGTGTCTGTGTGAGAGTGTGTGTCTTTGGCGAGGCGTTGGCTTCGCGAGGCGACGTATTCACATTGAATCAGATTCGTTTGGCGGAGTTGTTGGTGTTGCGGCGGCGACGGCGGTTTCGGTGGTTGTAGGGTTTTGTCTTTGAAGATCGGTGCACGCGCACGTGTCATGAAACAGGGAGACGATGTCGGCGGAGATGTGTGTGAAGGTGCTGCTCCAGGATTCGGCGCATTCGGGTGAGACGGCGTCTTTGAAGGCTTTTTCGGATCGTTCAGAGTATTCGGCGAGTTCTCGCGTGGGTGTCATGCAAGCTTCTTCGACTCGTTTGGTGGATCGGTGTAGTTTTTGCCGCAGTCGTTCTGTGTTTCGTCGTCTTCGTTCCGTGCGTTCCTCCTGCATGGCGTACTGCATGGTTTGAAGCAGGGATGCTCGTTTGGCTTCCGCCTTGGCTTCGAGAGCGGTGGCGACGAGGTCGACGAGTTGTCGCACGATGCCGTTGGTGTGTATTTCGGAGACGAAGTGCATGGTTTCGATTTGCACAGCCGCGTTGATGTTGATTTGTCGCAGCAGGTTGTTGCAGTCGAGTTCCGCGAAGGCGCTGGCGATGCGGTTGGTGGTTTGGTGCAGGGTGGCGGCGCGCGCCTCTTTGCGCATGCGGATGTCTCCGACGCTGAGATGTCGAACGTGTTTGGCGACGGCGGCGAGAACTGATTCTTGTTGTGCTCTGGGCATGCGTCCGGCGATGGAGTCTTGCAGTGCGCTTTGTAGCGTCTGGATGATGACCTCCATTTTGGCGAGTACTTCGGAGGCCTGCGTCATGGATACTACGATGGATGCCACTTGTTCTTGAATTTTGCCGGCGATGGCGTGTATGGATGGCAGCAGTACTCGTTCGGTGGTGACGTCTCGTGCGGCGTAGATGGCGATGATGTTGAGTAGTGTGGAGATGGAGATGCGGTTGTGTTCGCAGTCGTGCATGGCGCGCGGCAGAAGCACCTGGAAGAGTAGGTCGTACATGCACCCGTCCGCGATGGATTGCGCCGTGTGAAGTGTGTGTCCGCTGATGGTGTGATCGGTGAAGCGTTCGACGATTTCACGTTGATAGAAGTTGGAAAGAGTCCGCGAGTGCAGCGAAGGTAGCGAATCCAAGCTGCAGGCAGGCGAAGACGGAGACGAGCAGGCACGCCCACCCTCCGTCGAGATGGGCGCCTCTGCGTTTGGGTGGTTCTGCCGCAGGCACCGGCATCCTTTCGCGGCGTGTGCGTCGTGCGTCGCGTCGTCGTCTGGTTTTGCAACTCGTCGGTCGCGTACGACGGTCTCCAGTTGCGCGCTGAGTTCCGCGATTTGTCGTTCGCGCGCGTGCAGTTCGCTCGCGACGCGGTCCGCGCGCGACTTGGTTTGTCCGAGCCTTGATTCGGATCGTTGCAGTTCGGACCGAAGGGCGTCTCTCTCCTCCTCGACGGTTCGAAGTCTCAGCTCCAGCGCGCTGACTCTGCGAGCGTGCTCCACGCTGTCGGCGCTGGTGCGTTCCGTTTGCGCGCGCGCTGTCTTGAGCAGCTCCTCCGTCTCCCGCACCTTGGCGCGCAGGCGATCCATGCTGCGGTTCGCTTCGGCGTGCACGCGCCCGATGTTGGATCGCAGCGCGGCGATTTCCGTCGTGGCGGCGCTTTTCGCTCCGCTTTCGCGCTCGAGATCGGCGCGCGCTTTGCGCAAGCTTTCGGAGGCGGCTTCGTGTTTCGACTCTGCCTCCGTCAGGCGCGTCTGCAGTGTCGCGAGTTGATCAAGTCTCTGTTGTTGTTGCACTTGTTGTTGCAGCAGGTTGTCGATGCGTTGTTGCAGCGCCGCCTTCTCTTCGCGTTCCTTGCGTATGGATTCCGCGTGTTCCGCGACGTTGCAGGTGTCGGGCGGCACGTGATGCGAGCTTCGTTGCAGCATCTTGACTTGTAGGTCCAGCGTGCGAAGCGCCGTGCGCAGCGCATCCACGTCTGCCGCGTTCATACGAGACGAGGCGAGGCGAGACGAGGCGAAGGGAGGCGATGTCGCAAATTGGTTACGATGAGAAATTAATTGCAAATCTTGCGTGTATTCTATTTACGCGTGAATTTGTGCGCCTTCGTATCTCACAAAGGGTACGCCGTCGTAGTCGTTTCCGAGTGTGAGGAGTTGTTGGCATACGTGCAGCATGAGTTCGGATTCGTCTTCGAAGAGCATGACGCTCTCCATGCTGACGGCGGTTTCGATCACGTGTGTTTGTTCAAACATGTCGGGTGACGTGGCGCGCACGATGGAGTGTATGGAGTTGACGGTGCGTTGCAGGTCGGCGACGCCGCCCTCATCGTCGGCGAACTGCGCGATGTGTGTCAATTCGAGTAGGTTGCGTAGCTTTTGAAGTTTGCAGAGTTGGCAGGATGCGGGTTGTTCGCACGGGCAGGCGGTTGGGGGGATGGAGGCGATTTGTAGTTTCGCCAGGCGCACGATGGTTTGCAGTGATTTTAGTCGTCGCAGTACGCCGGCAAGGAGCGTTTGTGCGCGCGTGCAGTAGGTGTAGATTTCGATGCTGAGGTTGCCAAAGACGTGTCGCATGGATTCCTGTTTGCTGTGCGCCATGACGTACATGTAGTACATGGCGGCGAGCAGTGGTTGTGCGTGCCTTCGCATCCATTCGAGTTCGTCTCCGCGAATGGGTTCGTTGATGCGTCGCAGCGCTCGTCCGACGGTGATGTAGAAGGACATGGAGAGGTGTTGCTTGGCGATCTGTTGCATGTTTCGCAGCGCGGTGGGTGCATCCTCCATGTCTTGCAGCGAGATCTGTGCTCTTCGTGCGCTTACGACGGGTTTGATGAGTCGCACGGTGCTGTGTCGTTTGAATCGCGGCAGTTGTCGCGCAATGTCGGATGTGGCGGCCAGCATCGCTTGTCGCATGAGCGGCGTGTCTTCGTGTGTGGGCGTCTCGAGTCGATCGAGTTGTGTTTGCAGTCTTTGCACCTCCACGGTCTTTTGCAGGTGCGACGCGCGCAAGGCTTCGTTCTCGCGTCGCAGCTTTTGCACGAGTTTCTGCAGCTCCTCCTTCGCCTCAGAGTGTGCGTCGCGTTCCTGCACTCTGCGTTGCATGTTTTCGCGTTCTCTGCGCATCTCATCTTCGAAGCGTCGTTGCAGATCTCGTTCGCGAGTTTGCATTCGTGCTTGTTCGTCGCGGATGGATTGTTGGAATTCGGACTCGATGTCGTGTCGTTGTCTGGCGAGTTCCTGTTGCAGATGTTGTTGTGCAAGCATAAGGCGCGCCTGTACGCCGTGTTCGTGAAGTTGGATGAGTTGCGCGGCGTTGAGGTGGTGGTGCATGTCGCTTTGCACGTAGGTTTGCAGTGCGCGCTGTATTTCGTCGTGTTGTGAAACTTGTTTTTGAAGCGACTGGTTATCGCGCGCGAGTGTGTCGCAGTCTCGTTCGAGTGTTTCAGCGCGCAGCTGCAGGCTTTCGCAGCGTCGTTCGAGCATGTCGATCATGGCGTACGGCGACATGAACGCGAGCGGAGTGAGATCGTTGAGCATGGAGAAGGTCGGCGTTGCTTCTGGGTGGTGCGATTGTGTTGGCGTGTTCGGGGATTGTTCTGCGTATTTTTTGTCGTTCGTTGTGATCTTCTGCGTCTTTTGCGTCGATTTCGTCTTCGGGCGTGTCAAAGATGTCGTCTTCGTCGTCTTCTTCTTCTTCTTCGCCGTCTCCGTCGTCGTCGTCGTCGTCGTCTTCGTTGCCTTCTTCGTCGGAGTTGGAGTTGGAGTCGGAGTCGGAGTCGGAGTGTGTGTGTTTGGCTGTCTTTTTTGTCTTGGTTTTTGTTTCGGTATCGGAGTCGTCGTCGTCGTTGTCGCTGTGGCATGCTTTTTCGTCGTCTTCGTCTTCTTCGTCGTTGGAGGCGTCGTCTTCTTCATCTTCTTCTTCGTGTGAGGCGGCGTCGTCGTCGTCATCGTCGGCTTCGACGGTGTCATCTTCTTCGGCGTCGTCGTCGTTCACGATGGCGGCTTCTGCTTCGGCGGCGGCGGCGCTGCTTCTGCCGTGGCTTTTGTTGGCTTTGCTGCGTTGTGGTTTGGTGACGATGCGGTAGTCCAGCATGTATCCTCGGTTGGTGGGTTCTAGGTTTTGCACGATGTCGCCGACGCGTGCGTTGATCCATCTGGCGAGCGGGTCGTTGGACGGCAGTTTTTTGAGTTCGGCTTCTTGAACGCGCAGCGACCGCAGCACGCTCTGTCTCGCCTCTTTGGCGACGAGTCTCGTTCGGATCGGCTGTGCCACGTGTGCGCGCACGTGCAGCAGTTCCTGCAGGGAAAGGATCAGCATGTGTACTCCGAGCGCTCGCATGGTTTTGTGAATGGTGGTCATGATGGAGGCTGAGAATCCGTGTTCGAGAACGAGTATGACGTATCTCGGCATGAGTACGTTGTTGCCGTTTTTCGTTTTGGCACCGCGTGCCCATGCTTCGAGTGCGGTGAGTACTCTGCGTGCGATGTTGATCTTTTTCCGCACTTGTTCGTCGAACGGGTAGGCAAATGTGAGTGCGTGGAAGGCTGCCCGTTCTCGTTCCTTTTGTGGGTCTGCCTGCAGGAAGGATCTAGTTCCGGGTGCAAAGTTTTGCGGTTTGCGTAAGTCGAGTTCGTCGACGATGTAGCGTCTTCGGGAGGTGGATACGCGCGGTCCTGGCGTGTGTGTGGTGTTGATGGATGCGCACGCGACGAGAATGAGCGTGGTTGCTTCGTCGGCGTCGACGAAGGCGGCGTCGAATTCTTTCATGACGGTGCGCGTGAAGGCGTACGTGTCGTCGTGCGTCGGCAATCGGAAGTGTCGCTGCAGGAAGGGTTCGATGAGTTCTGCGTAGCAGGCGTCGGTGTTGCACGATCCTTGCAGGTCTCCCGAGATGCGCATGCCGAGCAGCCTTGTGGCGGCTTCGTGTACGAGTTCCTTGCGCGACGAGACGTTCATGTGGTGGCGCAAAGTAAATCAAAGAGATGGATAATCATTGGCAGTCACGAAATCAGCTCGTCGTGTCGGCTCCGGTTCCGGACGAGGGTACGATATCTCGCACTCGCAAGTTTTTGTTGGCGAGCGTTTGGATTGCGGCGGCGTTGGCGATCGGCGCCTCAGTGGCGGTGGCGTTCAAGCCTCGCGCTTTGGAGAGTGACGGCGAGTCTTTGGGTGCGGTGTTGGCGCGCGAGAACGAGCATCGCACGCGCACCATGATTCGTTCGACGTTTTTGGCGGCGTTGGATGCCGCTCGTTCGATCCAGAAGGCTCGCGACCCGGGCGAGGTGACGGAGGCTGCGCGCGGCGCCTTTTTGCGATCTTCGGAGGAGTTGTTTACGTTGGAGCGCACGTACGGTCGTGAGCGCATGATAGAGGAGGTGGGTACTGGGTACGACATGGCGGTTCGCAAGCTTCAATCGATGATTGTGTAACATTGGTTCGCGTGTTTTGTGTGTGTGTGTGTGTGTGTTCGTGTTGCATTTTTTCGTGACGCGGCGACGTAGATCGTTCGAATAATCAATCGTGACTGTGAGTGTGTAGTACGGCACGGGTGTGTCAAATTGTTGGATTGCATCATGAGTGCGGCGGCGTCGGACGAGATTGTGCAGCCCTCGGTGTTTGATGCGTCGCACCACTGGAGTTTCGTGGGTGTGTCGTGTGTGTTTGCGGCGCGCGGTGCGGGTAAGAGTACGTTGGCTCGTTCGTTGGTGACGTCTTCGGGAGCTTCTTCGGTGGTGTTGTTGGGTGACGCGCGCGGCTACGCGGAGGGTTCTGTGTTGCCCGTGAATACGTGGGATGCGGCGCAGCAGGCGGTGCAAGAGTCTCGCGAAGCTGGCGGGTTGTTGTTGGTGATTGATTCTTTTCACGGCGACGAGCCGATCGATCGGCAGCCTTGGTTGCGCAACTATCTTTTGACGTGTCGCGGCAACGGCAACGGCGCGATGATTGTGTACGACAGTCCCTTTTTCTTGGGTCGTTTGACGCCGGTGGTGCGTTTGGCGGCGAACGATCTGTTTATCGGTCGTTTTGTGGCAAGCGAGGAGGGTCGTCGCATGAATGCCTTGGTGGCGACGGTGAACGACGACTTGAACAAGCACACAAAGCGTCTGTTGGATTTCGTCTGCCGCGACGGCGAGAGCGGCTTCCGTTTTCTGCACGTGCGCACGGATACGTTGGCGCCGGAGCTGCGCTTCAACTACTGCGAGACGGTGATGGCGTGATGGTTATGTGTGCTTTGCGTGAGAGGAAGCATCATCGGAGTGTTGACGTCGTTTTTCGATGCTTTCAGTTTTGTGCGCACTGAACCTGTTGCCCCATCATGGGGTTTTGTTGTGCGTGCATGTGTGGGTTGTCTCCGTGTGTTTCGGCGTCGGAGTGTGTGCGTTCGACGAATTCCGATTCTTTGAGTATGACGTGTCGTTCGACGACGTCTGGGTTGGAAGCGAGCAGGGGAGCGGGGTTGGTCATGTTGGTGTGTTCGGTGAGTGCTCGCGCGATGTCGTCGGCGCTGGAGGATAGGTTTAGTTTGGGGATGCGAATGATGGCGCGCAGTACGAGTGAGGAGTTGTGATCGATGCCGAGTCCGGGAAAGGAGATGACGTCACCGTGTTGCACGCCGCCTCCGAAGCGCAGTCGTTTGTGTGTTCCGTCCGGGTGTCGCAGTTCGAGTTCTCCTCCCGCGATGGCTTGCAGCAGCGTGATGTTGGCGTCGGTGATGAGGTTTCCTTGCAGAACGGTGAATTCTCCTTCGGCGGCGACGCGTACGCAGATGACAATGTCTCCGGCGCATTGTCCGGGCATGGCGCCCGCTTGTCCGTGCAGTCGAATGCGCGCTCCGTCGGGCGATCTCGGCGGCACCTGGAAGGGTACGTTGGCTTGTTCGTGTATCAGCTTTTGTCCTCCGCACGCTGTGCAGGCGAACCCGTTCAGGATCGCTCTGCCCGACATGCCGCACGCTCCGCACGGTCCCATGTGCGTCATGCGCGCGCCCCGACATGCGGGGCAGGGTCCGTACGCCTGCGCTGCGTTGGCTCCTTTGCGAATACCGGATCCTTCGCATCCAGTGCACGCGACGCGCCGGTTGACGCGCAGCGAGCGCGACACGCCTCGGATGGCGTCCGTGATGCTGATTTGCAGTTGCACCATTTGGTCGGGCGGTTTGGGTGCTCCTCCGGTGCTGTCTTCGGAGTAGGTGGTGCCGTTGCGCAGGGAGGCGTCGTACTCTTCACGTTTCGCGGCGTCGGTGAGTACGTTCTTGGCGTGTGTGAGTTTGCGGAAGTTTTCTGCGTCGCCTCCTTTGTCGGGGTGTTCGCTGCGCGCTCTGCGTCGGAAGGCGGAGGCGATCTCGTCTGTTTTTGCGTTGGGTGGCACGCCGAGCAGCTCGTAGTAGTTCTCTGACTGCATGTCTTCACGCGACGTAATGACGCGTCTCTTTCGCACGTTTAATTTGGGGGGCAACGTATGAGAATCCGATCGTATTGATTTTGTCGGAGTATAGTAAATCAGCGCTGCGGTTTGCGATCGAAGGTATGTCGTCTCAGATTCCGTCTCACCTGATGCAGCGACACGAGTCGGTGGATGATAGAGGTGAGGAGGAGGAGGAGCAGCAGCATCGTATGGTGGATCATTCGCACGTGGGTGCGGGTGCGGAAGGTTCGGTGCGGAGTACGTCGGTTCCGCGTTCACTCACGATGCGCGGCATGCGGGCGGCGACGTTGTCGGTGGACGCGAAGGCGCTTTCGATTGCGTCTTTGGTGATCGCCATCATAGCGATGGTGGTGGCACTGTACGCCATGTATCGTTTGTACGGCGCTGCATCTTTCGGTGGCGGCAGTGTGGGTTCCGTCGGCGGAGCTGGCGCGGCGGTGTCGGGTGGTGCGACGATTGCGCGTGCGAGCGACAGCGCCTTTAATGCCGTGTTTCGGACGTGAGATTAGCAGCATCCGGCGCGTGCAGGTGTAGTTTCTTCGCTGGCGTCGGCGCGAGTTTCATTGAGGTCGATGGTGCTTCTCGTTCCGTCGGGTGTTGCGGTTCCGTTAGCGCGCTGCAGCATGAGTGTTGCGAGCGATCGAAACGAAACATCCACCTGTTCTCCGCTGCGCGCGCTCGCTTCGCTGAAGAGCGGTATGTGCAGCGACTCTGCGAGGTCTCTGCCTTCGGATGTTTTGACGGATCGTTCCGCTCTGTCGCATTTGTTTCCGATGAGCAGAATGGGCAGCTTCTGTGCGTCGTGTTTGACGAGTTCCGCCATCCACGCCGTGATGTCGTCGAAGGAGGCTCGATTGCACACGTCGTACACGATCACGACGCCGTCGGCTGCTCGGTAGTAGGCGCTGGTGATGGTTCTGAAGCGTTCCTGTCCCGCTGTGTCCCACATTTGCAGCTTGACGAGCGTGCCTTGCAGGTTGAGTTGTTTGAATCGGAAATCGACGCCGATGGTGCTGATGTAGGACTCTGTGAAGGCGTCATCCGCGAAGCGCAACAGCAAGCTGCTTTTTCCGACGGCGGTGTCGCCCACGATGACGATTTTGAACACGCGAATATTGTGTCGCATTCGGCGCGTGAGAGAGAGAGCAGTGCTTTTACTGAACGTCACTGTAAACGGACGCATATTTCACGTACGGCGTTCATGGCGGAATCGTCGGGCAGCTTTGTGTACGACAACGGCAATCTTTTGCGCGTGGGGGCTCTGCGTGTGCGCAAGCATTTGGTGACGGCGGTGTGGGTTTTGGTGCGCGAACGCAGCTTGTCGATGTTGGTGGGTGGTAATGTGCACTCGTTGCGCTTCGAGGATAAGCACAATGGCGACGCGATCTTTTCGGTGGTGATGGAGTCTTTGGCGAGCAACGAGGCGGAGAGCGAGAGTAGCTACTTTTCGATTGATTTGTCGAACGGAGCGGGTCAGATTGGCGTGTGTGCGGACCGTTTGTCGGCGGTGCGTATGCAGGCCGACTCTTTTTCGGAGGAGGTGACTTTGCAGCAGCAGCAGCAGCAGCAGTACCGTCTGTGCGATGCTGCGCAGGCGAACGTGTTGCTGGACTTTGGTGAGTGTCGCGTTCTGGCGCAGTTGGACTCTGACTCGGTGCAGAATCTCTCCTCTTTCGTGGAGGAGTACTTTCAGGTGGAGGAGGAGGAGGAGGAGGACGACGACGACGATGACGATGACGACGATGATGACGAGGAGGAAGAGGAGGATGCGGAAGAGGAGGAGGATGACGAAGAAGAAGAGGAGGAGGAAGAAGAGGAGGAGACACCGATTCAGGCGCCTCGTCGTCGAAACTTGCAGTGTGCGGCGGCGGCGGCGGCGGCAGCGGCGGCAGGCGAAGAGCGCGAGCGCGAGCGTTCGAAGAGCTCCTCGAGAACGCTCACGTCGAAGCCTGCCCGTCGCGCCGCCAAGTGATACTTTTTCGCACCCGGAAGGAGACATCATGAGGAGTTTCACTTCATGGTTTCGATCATCATAGCAAAACAGCGAGACTTATTTGATCGCATCTTTGTTTTTGGAAATGAATTTAGCCATCGTTCCCGTCGTGTTGGCGGTGGCGGTGGTTCTGGTCATTTTGTTCGTTTACGCAACGCGTTTGGCTCCGAAGGATCGTCGTTTGGATCCGAAGCGTGCAGCTGCGTTTGTGTTTGGTTGCATCGTCGCGCGTTTGTTGATTGTGTTGTTTGTGCACCAGTTCCGCGGCACTCGATTGTTGCAGATGTTGTCGGTGTTGGCGTTGTTGCCGGCGGCTGGTTTCTTCTACTTGTATGTGACGGGCAAGCGCACGACGGGTCCGGAGGTGTTTGGTGGCAAGATTTGGTGGAACGACATTCGTCCGATTCACGGTGCCTTTTGGTTGGCGTTCGCTGCGATGGCGGCGGTGCGTTGGCCGCACGCGTACGCTCCTTTGGTGATGGATGTTTTGGTGGGTACGGCTGCCTGGTTGTTGCGTTTGGTGTGATCATTGCGTCAGGTTGCGCTGCGCGTGAGAGAATTTAAGTGTCAAATGACACGTAAAATTCTCGAGTAAAACCTGCCGTACTGAGCTGTTCCACAGTGACGTGAGTGAAGACGTGTGAAGTCCTCGCATTTAGACGTCCGCCGTCGCATCTGGTTGCAGGACGGTGTTGCAGGGTGTGGGTTGATCGAGAGTGTCGTGTGTGGCTGCAACGATGTTGGCTTCGACGGCGTCGGCGATGTCGTTGGGTAGTTCGAATCGTACGGCGGCGAGTAAGTCTCGGGCGTTCACGACGTCGCTGCCGGTGTGCAAAGCGAGTTTGTGTGCGCGTTGTAGAAGTCGATGTCCGGTCTCCATCAAGGCTCGTTCGAGGATGGCGGTTGTTTCGTTCACGGGGGCAAGTCGCGTGCGTGCCTCGACAAACGCCTTCAGGTCGCTCATGTTTTTAGATTTTACATACAGGATGAATTTTAGTGTGTGTGTGTGTGTGTGCGTGTGTGTTAATTCGTCGACGTGAATCAAAATTTCGTCGGAAGGGTGGAATGCGTCGTTTGCAGAGTAGCGAAGGATTTGAGTTGGATTTGTCGGTGATTCCTCGTTCGGTGGTGGGTCCGGCGCGCGTGTTGACGGGCGACCCTTCGGATGCGAGTGTTCTTGATCATCGTCAGTCGTCTTTGCCGTCGTCGCACTACTACGGTGAGTATTTGAGGAATCCATCTGTTCTGCTACCACCGTGTTCAACCTGGTTTATGGATGCGGAGGGTGACGCCCGGCACGGCGCATTGTTGGTGGAGGATGCGTTGGGTTTGCGCGTGTTGTCGGCGTTTCTGTCGCGCAGTGCGTCTGCGACGTTGCACACGTTGACGATCGAGTTGCGCGGCGACTGGAGTCCCGACGTGTTCGACCCCGAGTTGCGCATCGACTTGCGGCGTGTGGTGTGTGTTTTCCTGATGCAGGAGTCTGCCTCTTTGCGTTTGCAGGAGGCATTTTCGCGCGGAGTTGGGCGTTTGGAGCCGAGAAGTTACGCCGTGACGACGGACGCCGAGTTTGTTCCGAGTCTGTACTCCTTTACGCCGATTCTGATGCGTTATCTGTTTCGTCGTGTGGGTGTGCATGAACGAGAGGCTTCTCCGCGCACGATCAAATCGAAGGATGATCAGTCTTGAAGTCATCTTTACGCAAGTCACGACGTTTTTTTGCGCAACTTAAAGGCGACAATGATTGCACGACGTGACGGATCGATTTACGAACCGTTACGGTTGTGTAGTTGCGCAAAGGAGAGCATGGTGTCCAGTCCTGCCAGCACCGTTACGTTGGTTACCGTCGGCACTCTGACGGGTTTGGGGGTTTTCTACTCGTTGGTGCGTTGGCTGCCTGTGTGTCGGGTTTCGGATCCGTTTGTGTACGGCTGTTCGCTGGCGTTCTCGACGAGTGTGGGCGTGATGGCGGCCGGCCTTGCGATGATGCGCATGTGATTGCGTCGTATTGGAGCGGACCTTTTGTAGGACCGGTACGCGAGGCTAAGATGAGAGGTCAGGGCTACTCCGAAGCGACGTGATGTGATGCTTTATGGTATAGACAAACGGGCTTGTTGAAGCGAGATTGTTCGTTGTATTTCTAAGGTGGTGGCATGAGTTGTCCGTTGGATGCGGATGTGTGTGTGGGTGGCGTGGCGGCGTACGCCTTGTCGCAAAAGTCTCAGGAGATGTTGCGTTCGTCTCCGTTGGATGTTCGTGCGGTGCAGGATGACGATGCGTTTGCGCGTTGTGTGTCGAACGCGTCGCAGCGCGGCGCCGAGTGTGTGGTGCGTGCGATTGGGCAGCCTTTGGGGCACAATTCTCCCAATGTGATTGCAACGTACTATGTTGCGCACCGTGTATAACATCACGTTTCAAGTTGCGTCGAGCATGAGAGAATTCAAGTGTCGAAGACACGTTGAATTCTCGACGTGAAACCCGCCGTGCCGCGTTCATCTCACGCGTCGATACCGTTAGTTAGTTTATCGAGTGTTTGTGATTGTAAGTGAGTTTCGTTCTCGTTCAGCGACGAGTGGGTGAACTCGCAGGCAGTCTTGCAGTCGTGAGAAGTTGGATAGGTAGATGGCGTTGGAGGTTGGTACTCTGCTGAGTGCGGTGTAGAGTTGTCCGTTTTCGAAGGCGTCGCATCCGACGACGGCGTGTTGTAGTGTGGCGCCTTGGCTTTTGTGTACGGTGACGGCCCAGGCAAGCATGATGGGTATTTGGTGCAGTGTGAGTGCGCCGAGTCCGGTGAGGTCTCTGGTGATTTTGTGTGGTGTGAGGATGGCGACTTCGGCTCGATCTCTGGGTGTGGCGGCGTCGGGATCGAGAAGCATCAGGACGGCGGATCTTGTGTCGAGTACGTTCCAGGATCTAGTTGCGCTCGTGTCGTTGGTGGCGACGAGATGTTCGACGAGTGCGACGCCGTTCGCGGCTGCCCACGCAGTGAGGTGTGTTTGTGAGTGTCGCATCACCGTGAGATCTTCCTGCGTCACCGTGACGACGCGACTTTTCGAAGTGTCGACGACGGCATCATGTTCTTGGCGTTCCTCCTCATGTTCCTCCGCGTGTTCCTCGCGTTCCTCGTGTTCCTCGTGTGTTTCTTCTCGTCTCGTTCGTTTGCGTGCGGCGGTTCCGACGGCGAGTACGGTTCCGGTTCTGCCGTTGTACAGCGTCGGTAGTTTTACGTTGAAGTTGATCATGACGCGCGCTCCTTTGGCGACGTGCACTTCTGCGTCAAACACCGACGCGTCTCCCTTGTTCATGGCGAAGCTGGCGACCTGTTGCAGTCGTTCGAGCAGTCGAGTCCGTTCCTTCGCGTCTCGGTACTGCCGTGCGTACGCGCGCACGCTGTGTTGCAGTTTGAGTACGGTGATTTGTTGCGCCAGTGCGTGCAGTTCTCGGCGGTTGACATTTTCAACGTCTCGTTTGCGTGGAAAGAGCAGAGTGGGTCGCACGCCATGTTCTCGTAGGCATCGTTCTACGCCTTCGGTGGCGGATCGGACGACGCGTGTTCGGAGTAGCGCTTCGTCGTCTGGCGTGCAGTTGGCGACTCTGGCTCGTCCGAGTAGTTGGCACCAGGCTTCGTCTGTCGCTTGTCGGAACACGTGCGAGAGTGTGATGCACTGCAAAGCTTCTCGGAAAAGTGGCAGTTCGAAGATGAAGGTGAGTGGTTCTGCTCTGACGTGTGCTTGGTCGAGTTCGTCGTCGATGCTGGTTGTTGTTGTTGTTGTTGTTTGTTGTTGCGCGGCGCTTGAGCTGCTTTCTGACGACGTGGTTGTTGCTGCAGCTTTGGCTTGTGCGATTTGCAGTCCGATGTCGAGTGCGTCGACGGCGCCGTCGATGTGTTTGAAGGGTGCGACGCGTTCGGGTGCGCAGACGGGCGGCAGTTGTGCAAAGTCTCCGAACAGGAGCATTTGCAATCCTCCGAAGGGTGTGGTTAGGTTGTTTCGCAAGGTTCTGGCGATGATGTCGACGGCGACGAGCATGGTGGGTCTCATCATGGATACTTCGTCCACGATAACGAGCGTGGCGGTTTGTATGCTGTGTAGTCTGCAGGAATCGGCGTGCTGCACACGATCGGAGTTCAGAAAGGCTGCCTTGGTCGCGAGGTCAGCCCATCTGCTGTCGGTTCGAGTTGCGGGTGCGCGCGGCGGTCGGCAGCTGGATCTGCATCGTTCGAAGAGAGTTTTTACGCGATCTTCTGGGCTTTTGCTGTCGTCGGCGTCGATGCCGAAGGCTCGATGCAGCGTGGTTCCTTTGTCGACGAGGCACGCGGCGCGCGCGGTGGTTGCCGTGACGAGTGTGGAGTTGGGGTGCGGTGCATGTTGCACGATGGCGCGTAGAAGGTACGTTTTTCCGGTGCCGGCGAGTCCGGTGATGAACAGCGACTTGTGTTGTTGAATGGCGAGGTCGAAGGCGATGCTTTGTTCGTGCGATAGATGTTCGCGCGGGTCCATTTGTGTGTGCGTGTGCGTGCGTGTATGTGTGTGGGGATGTGGGAATGTGGAGTTTGACTTTACGGTCGTTTAATGCGCGCGGCGCCACTGAGTGATCTGCGGTACTTTCCACCGCCGAGGTCGGGTGTGGTGAGTGCCTGTTCGATCATGTCTTCGAGCGACACTCCGTTGATGATGGCGTTTCGAATGGCTCTTTGTTGGAATCCCATGTCGATGAGCGTTCGCAGTGAGTGGTTGATGACGTATCCTGCAGCCGTCATGTCTGCCAGAACTTGTTGCGGCGTTTGGTGTGGTTCTTCGAAGGATGCGGCGCCGGCGGATGCGGTTCGCGCGGTGGCTGCGGTTGAAGACGAGGGCAAGGGTCGCAACGGTGCCGCCGCTGCCGCCGCTGCCGAAGACGACGACAAGGGTCGCAACGGGGGCGCTGCCGCTGCCGAAGACGACGGCAAGGGTCGCAACGGGGGCGCTGCCGCTGCCGAAGACGACGGCAAGGGTCGCAACGGGGGCGCTGCCGCTGCCGCCGCCGAAGACGACGGCAAGGGTCGCAACGGGGGCGCTGCCGCTGCCGCCGCCGAAGACGACGGCAAGGGTCGCAACGGGGGCGCTGCTGCAGAAGAGAACGAAGGTATTGGTTGTGTTGTTGTAGCCGGCTGCAAGGGTCGCAACGGGGGCGCCGCGGTCGGGTGCCGCGTTGGTGTTGTGCGTGGATTGTGTATGTAGATCATGTCGGTGTGTCCTCTGATGGGTATAATGCCGCAATCTAAGTTTTCTTCAAGAAATGTGTTGTCGGCTGCGCTCATTCGATATTGCCAAGGTAGTTGTGGGTACACATAGAAGGAGGTGCCTTGGTGGACAGGACTAGATATATTTTCCGTGCTCACCACGAAAACCTGCAGTCCGAACGTTATCATGATGAGTTGCAGCGACGTTTGCGATCGCAGCATCTGCCCCATGTCGAGAACTTGCGATCGGATCATATTTTCGACAAAGTTCATAGAAAAGTCTGCGCGTTGTTGTGGTGTTAGTCCGATGGGTTCTTCTATGTTGATCGTAGGAGCTAGGTTCAACATGTCCTGGACAATGCTTCGAGCGATGTTTTCCCCCAACAAGCGGCCGCCGTAGAACTGGAAATCGACGTTGCCGATTGCGGCAAAAGCGGGTGGATTTACGACATCGAAATCGATCTCGTTGCCGGGTGCAATGTGTGCCGTTTCTCGAACGGTGAAATTCTTGCCGTCTACGTGGTTGGCGACTGTGAGTCTTTCGAGTGCAGGGTTTTCGATGGTGGCTCCGACGGGGGGAATATTTCCAGCTATTAGTTGAAAGTTTGTGCCACGTATATTGACTTGGAATCGTGGGCGTGTGCGTATTCTTCGAGGTCCGAGTATTTCAACGACAACGAGTGTTCGTGTTCGTATGCTGCCGACGACGACGCCGACGGTGGGTGAGGTTCCTCTGGTGATGTTCAGTGTGTAGTCGCTGCCCACGTCGGCGACGAAGCGCGGGTCGGGTGTGTCGGGTGTGTCAATGTTTTCCCGTTGTACCATTGTCCGAATTTCTCGCGCGACGTCGTGAAGATCCCGTCGTCTTCTGTCCATCACACATTCAGGCAGAAGTGCCGCCTCTCCGCTCGCCGTTCGTTCGATTCGACGCAGCAGAAACTGGTTCATGCTTCGGAAGGCAAACATGCGCATCAGCGTGGCGATCGCGTTGCGCATCGACACGACGATAAGTTCATCCATCCTCGGATTCACGATATCTTCCAAGGGTCTTTGCGTGTCAATGTTGTTAAATTCCCGCGCGAGAGCCGGTCTGTCGCGATCGGTCAGGAAGGCGGATAGTTTGTCGTGCACGAAGCGCAGCGCGATGCGTTTGAGGGGTTCGGTGGCGGGTTTCGTGATGCAATGTTCGATTATGCCGGCGTAGAGCGCTCTGTAGGTGCAGTGTCCGTCTCCGGCGACGTTTCGATATCCAAGAATGGGCGGTATGATGCCCAATTGGAAATCGGTAGAGTTTAAGCGGGTGGTTCTGGTTGCGAGGTGTTGGTAGTACGCCTTCGAAGCTCCTCCTGCATACGAATCAGCTCGCTCCTGCATGGTGGAGGCTGGAGAGATTGGGTTAACGGTTGACAATCTGTCGATCGACGAGTTCCAGTCGGTCATGGCGGTGACGGTTCGATTGGGATGGCAGACGCCGTCGGTGGGGTGCGTATCTCCATCCAGAACGCGCAGGATGGCGTCTGCGTTATTCCGAAAGTAGTCTTCGAATCGTCCGTGTCTTTGGAAGTCGAGCGATTCGGGGCTGCTTGCGGTTGCCGTCTGTCTTGGTGCGGCGGGGGGGATCGGTGTGGGGGTGGGTGTCAGTGTTGGCGTCGGTGCGGGTGCGACAGGACGGATCGGTGGGGCAGGTGCAGCAGTGCTTAAGGTTTGGGATGTTATTCGTAGCTGCACCTCTGCATCTTGCAGCGGAATGGAGCGTGGGTTTGCGTTGACGACTCGTACGATATCATCTCGTTCGAAGGACCCCATCGAAAGCAACTCATCCGCGACATTTTGCGCATGCGGCGGCCATTCCGCAGGGTAGTACGACTTCATGGTTCGACGCGGCGGTTCGTGTTCAACCTGTTGGTTCAGGTATTGCACGTCTGCTTGGGAGAGTTGATTTACACCGCGGCCGGCGCGATCTCCGTTGGGTCCGTAATGTTCTAGTATGTAGCGCAGCGCTGAAGCTTCATCTCTGTATCCGGTATTGAATGCGGAAGCCCCCATGGCGTAGTTTGCATTGATTAAATTCAGTCTGGGGTGTCGCGTGTGTAACGCTGCCACGAATTCTCTTGCAGTCGTAGCTTGGATGGGAGCTCTTGTCATGATGGTGATATCGGACATTTCGAGAAGCTGCTCTGTCTCGCACGCGCAGAATAGGAACGGGAGTACATTCTCCACGCTTCGCATGAATCTTAAGGCTGATTCGTTTTGCAAACGCGCGGGAACGATGACGTCGTCGTTTCGATCATCCCACCATACTTTGTATCCATCAGCGGCAGCTTGTTTGATGGAGCCTTTGTTTTGTGCAGCTATAACTGTAGATATGGCAGCCACGCGACCCGCCTGCAGAAACTGTTGAAAGATTGTGCGATTCAAGCGCAGTGATGGGTGTTCATCCAGCAGTTCGACGACGGTTTTCCATATGCCGCAAAGCGACGATAAGGGTCTTAGTTCTAAAACTTTATCATTAACCACGTCGAAGTTTGCCGCCTCGATATTTGCCAACGGGAACGAGTACAGTCTCTGCTTGGGAATCACCGGGCTTCCGGTAACTTGCGTAAAATGATCGTACAGTGTGTCGAACCAAGTCTGGAGCACGTCGAGATCTCCGAATCCATTGTCGCGCATCCAATCCATCAGCTGTTTCCAGGTCGAAGGATGCGGTATGGCGTCTTCAAAGATTTCGCGAATTTCGTTCGACTGCGCATAAAACGCAACGTGAACAAAGGATTCAACGCTCATTCGGTAGTCTTGTTTGATTATGTATATGACTCACCAATTAATCTAGACTGGGTTGCAGCGCAAGCATCAAAGCTGCGATGTCAGCATGCGAAGGTTCTGATTCGGTTGCGATAGTTGGCGTAGTGTGTGCCTCGTTTGACGATCTGAGCTCGCGTGGCGCAACAGTGGCGTGTTCCGTTGCATGTAAGGTGCGAGTACTTGCCATGTCGCAAAGCAACTGTAAGACATGTGACAGGCGTTCGACGCGGAACATAAGATCAATATCGCTTTGTGTTGTAGTGTTCATGCAAACTACTTTGTCTATTTATTAGTATCTGAATTTTCTGAAAGTGGCGATTTCCCCGGTCGCGTTGTTGACGGATTGCAGAGTTTCGATCTGCGGGGTGACGGTTACGGCACCGTTGTCGGCGATGGTTACGGCGGAGGCTGGGGCGTTGTTGGCGGGCGTTTCGACGATGGCGACGTTGGATTGTCCGACGGAGGATGTGGCGGGGGCGGCGGTGTCCAGGACGGTGATGGTGGAGGCGGGTGTTTCGTTGTTGGGTGTGTTGATGGTGGTCACTGCGGCGGGTTGAACGACGATCTGGGGGGGAGCGGCGGCAGCATTCGCGACTTCGGCTGTGGGGGTGACGACGACGGTGACGGGCGCGGCGACGGGTGCGGCGGGCGCGACCACTTCGGGCGCGGGTGCGGCGACGGGTACGGCGACGGGCGCGGCGACGGGTACGGCGGCGGGTGCGGCGACGGGTACGGCGACGGGCGCGGCGACGGGTACGGCGGCGGGTGCGGCGACGGGTACGGCGGCGGGCGCGGCGACGGGTACGGCGGCGGGCGCGGCGACGGGTACGGCAGGCGCGGGTGCCTCCTCCTTGGTCTGTTCCGCAATCGGCGCAAGCGGGCAGCTATTGTTCAGCACGCGCACCAGATCGCGGCGCTGCTCCACGCTCATGAACTGCGTCGTGTAACCCGCCTGCATCGCGCGCGCTTGGCAATCTGCGTACAACGCCGTCAGTTGCGCGCGCTGCAAAGGCGCCTTATTCTGTGCATCCAACGCATACATGGTGTCCGCCAAACTGCAAACCTTCAGCACGGTCTGCGCCACGAGAGAGCACTCCATGTCGAACGCAAAGTGACAAACACTGTCGAGACTCTGTGTTTATTCTTCTATCTGACATGCAAACTTTCATGCGTCGTACTTTCTGCCAACTGTTGCGTCGAATAGGCGCGACCCTTTCGAGAACCGTCACGCGAAGCTAAGATGCGCCGTAAGATAAAAGTTCCGAGCTACTTCAAGGCGACGTGATGTAACGAGACAGTAGTGATGGTCATGAGTTGACTTGCGATTTTTCTCGGAACAATGTATGTCGAAAACGTGTGGTTGCGGAACGATGTCGCGATTCATGTGTTTCGGCGGGTCATACTTTGGCCTCCTTGCTGCCATGCCTCCTGCGTCGTACGAGAACCGCCTGCAAGCGGAGCCTGTGCTGACCGTGTCCGCTTCGGAGTCGTTGTACTGTATCGCTCGCGCCCGACTGCGCAAGGCTCGTACGCGTCACATGTGTCGATGCGGTGGTTGTCGCTCGATTTCGTGCAGCGGTCCTGGCGATCGAGTTCGTCTGGTGTTTCAGAAGGGCGAGTGTGGCGTTGTGTCGCTGGCTTGCTTTGAGTCGGATCACGACGAGAAGACAAAGCACAAGGCGTCGCGCTACCGCCTGTGTCAATTTGAAGCGATCGTGTGGGGCGACTTCGACCTCATTCCGGAGTGCAACGAGGAGCTGTGCGCGTTGTTGTTGGATGAATCCAGTTGGACCGATCATGGTCGTCGCATGCTGCGTGAGGCTTCGCGTCGCGCTCGTTGACGTAATCTGCTGCTTACGTCGGTTCCGCATCAAAGCAACGTCGCATCAAAGCAACGTACTTCGTGTGTGTGTGTGTGTGTGTGTGTGCAGAAACAGTGGTTGACACGATTCTGGTCCACTTTCATCGACTTCGAAACGAGTCGATTCGAACAGTGAGGACATGTCGGAGCAATCGCATTTACTGAAACGTAGAGAAAAGCCCCATCGAACGTTTCTGCAACATCGTTTGCAACATATCGTCCGCTTCTCAAAAATCCACAGGAAACGAAGTATTGCGTCGGTTTGCGCTGCGCGTAAGAGGTTTGAGGTCCGTTCCGCAAAGCGTCGATAAAATCTTGAGTGGAACTTGCCGTCCAAATGTCGCGAAGCGCCACCGTGACGTGGGCTAGTCTGAGGCGACGTTTCATTTACAATATCCACGATTTGGGTGGTTTGAAGTACATGACTGCTCCGCCATCGTAGTCATCGTCATCCTCGTCCTCATCCTCATCATATGAATCTTGACTGCGACTGGAAGGTTCTTCGTGATAACTGTCGCTGGATGGTTGCGTGTATGCGGCGGGGCGTGTGGTTGGTGTTTCTTCTTCTTCAAGGTCGCTGGGTGGCGCGTTCAGATGTTGGAGAGTACTGTCGACGAGTACTTGCACGCGCGAGTATTCTCTGCATTGAAAGTATTGTCGATTGTTTGCATGCGGCTGCATATTGTCGCAGATGAGTTGCATTTGGTACAGCATAGATTCCGCCGGGATGTAGTCTGGTACGTTCGTGGCATAGCTTTCGAGAACGCCGGAGGTGGCATCGATGGCTTTGCGGACGCTGGGGCTGATGTTTTGCAGAATGCCGGTGCGCGGTGTTGTCAAAATGGGTATTCTTCTGCCGCATGGCATGATGGGTGTGCTTTTGTTGTGCAGCACGCGTCGAAGGAATTTCCCGACGTGGGTAGCCTCGCTTTCTGGCAGCGAAGATCCCGCTGCAATCTTGGCGAGGCGCATGGTGAAGTGCACCAAGGGGAAGCGTCGAGTGGATTTCAGGTCATTGTAAGAGATCTTCACGATGGTGGTTGCGTTGCAGCACAGGAACAGGGATCCTGGAAAAACGAGTATGGAGGCTCCGTCGGAAAGCTCTACGTGCACTTGCGAGTCTTCCAGGTTGATGAATCCTGTCAGTGATTCAAACTGATTTTGCGTGGGCTTGTGTGTGCGTTCGTGATTGGCTGATCCGTGTACGATGGAGAGTCTGTCGAAGCAGAGTCGTGCGTGTGTGAATCCGAGTCCGGTGGCGAGTTTGTATACGCTGCCGGCGGCTTCGGCTCTGAGCGCTCTGGTGGCTTCATTGTGGTATGCGGTGGGAACGGGTACGGTGTCGTCGACGGGGTGGCATGTTATGGCACCTCTGTAGAAAAAGTCTGTGTCGATAAACTCATGCAAGCTTCGGATTGCCTGAGACAGGCGCACTTGATACTCCATGCGTCGAGTCTCGCTGAGTAACGCAATTTGCACGACTCCGTATCTATCCATGTATTCGCAGGCTTGCAGCACGTCGTCGCTTTGGGGGTCATCAAAGTTGAAGGTTTGGGGTAAATCTTGACGAGTTGGCAGAGTGTCGGTGGGGTTGATTTCGATGACTCTTCTTTGTACGATATCCATGCTTCTCTTGTTGCTTGGTTTTCCGATGTGGGCGCGGGGTGCCGCTTCTGCTGCAGCTCCGGATGCCCTCTGAGCTGCCGCTGCGAAGGATGATGACGTGTGTGCAGCTGCGGCGGTGGGGGTTCGTGCGGCGGCGGGGGTTCGGGCGGCGGCGGGGGTTCGTGCGG